TAAGATTTGTATTAATCTTGCAAAAGGTTTTTTAGTTTTTTTAACTTTAGCAACTGTATCTCTTGCATCTTGAACTGTGGCATATTTAATTGAAACTGTATCTTTTGGGTTTTCATCGGTGTATAACCTACGACCTGAACCTTTTGGCTTTTTACCAGTGCCTACTTTTGGATCTGATCTAGCCATCTAACACTTCCATCTTCTTCTTGCTTGTCTAATTCTTGAATTAGGATTGTTTCTTGTTTTGGCTGAACTACGTTTAAGTTGTCCTAGTGATCTTGCACAATAGGATTTTCTACGTTTTGCAGCCTTGCTACCCTTTTTAACTATACCTGTTACTGCTGTTTTTAATTTACTACCGGGATTAGCTTTTCTATAAGCACGCACTCCTTTTTTAGTCATGCCTGCACCAGACTTGGTAGGGCGATAGTTACCGCCCTTACCAGTAGTTCTGCGTATATTTTTAGTTTTCCTTCTTTTTACAACCATTCATTAATAGCTTTTATCTAAAACTAAGATAATAGAATAAGCGTCACCGCTAGAATGACCTACGGTAGTAAAGTCAATATCTCCAGTAATACCAGATCCTGCATTGTTAGGAATACCAGTAAACAGATCGTAGTATTCATCACCTGTGCTATCTGCTGGCAATGGTATAGCTAAAACATTAGTAGTTGCGTCAAACTCTATATCTACACCCATACCCCTGGTAGCCCAGTAGATACGTCTTATAGATACTCTAGTGCAAGACTCTCCTAAATTGTTTTTACCTAAAGCTGAAACATCAACTTTTTTAACAGAAGATTCTCCTGTACCGTCAGATTCATTAGTAAACTTTAATATCGCTAGTTTTTGACTATCAATGATAGTTTGCGAAGTTACTGTATCTGCCATGAGCTACTCCTTATGCGTCAGCAAATGGTGTTACTATAGTGCCTGAACCTAAAATAATACCTTCTACGGCATATTTAGCTGAGGCTATAGCAGTTACTTTTACAATACTGCCAGCTAGTCCACCTTTTGTTGATCCATTCATAGTAATAACATCGTTAGATGCACCTGAGATAAATACTTTACCTGAAGCGTCATCTTTACCTGTGTAAAGACCACCAACAAATTTGTCAGTGCCGTCAGTTAAAATATCCATGTCTGTAGCTGCTGTTTCTACTACAAAGAAAAAAGAAGCACCTAAATTATTTAATTGGTTAGGATCTTCATTTGTTGATGGAGTGGTAGTTACAATGCTAGGTAAAGTAAATTTACCGTCTGCATCATTACAAGTTAATATTTTTCCAGCATGAGCGGCAACTGTAAGAGTAGTGTCTGCTGTTAAACTAACTACTGAAGCGTTACCTGCTGTAATGAATCCAGCTAATGATTTAACTGGTCCACTAAAAGTCGATTGTGCCATAATTTTTCTCCCGAAAAATAAGTTCTATTATCTTGGCTTGTCTGCTAGGTCAGTTAATAGAACAAGTTAATAAACCCTAGACTTTTGATTGTATATTAGTTTTAGCCAAAAAAAAAGGGAGCCGAAGCTCCCTTAAATAATCAACAAAGATTATGCACCTTGAGATGCAAACACTGCTCTTGGATTTGAGAATCCAAATGAGTATCTTTCTCTAGCTTTAAATCTGACATTGCCAGTTTCAAAGTCACCTTCCATAGAAGTTGAAAGAGGTGATCTCTCAAAGTGTTTAAATCCATCAGGACAGTCTGTTAATAAGAACCACGCATCTGTATCTGTTAAGAAATGGTTTACAGTATAACCCTCAGGGATCATTCCCATATTCTTAAGAGCGTTAATATCATTATCAGATGTCGCTACTCTACCAGGTGTTTGTAGTAGTCTATCAGCCACAAATTGTAATTGTGGTGGTACTACTAATTTTGTACCTTGTAAAGCAATAATCATATTTCTATCATCAACAAAAGTTGAAATAGCAATAAGAGCGTCTTCTAATGAAGTCTCATTCAAGTCTGTAAATGTAGTTGGTCTATTACTAAATGTACCGCCACCTGTTAATGGGTGATCAGTAGCAACTAATGATTTACCATCTCCACCTGTAAAGCTTGATGAGAATGCGTTGTTAAGCACAGACGCAGCTTTTACTTGCTTTGTATGTGCCATTGATCTTGCTAGAGCCTTTGTGTATCGGGCTCCCAGTCTGTCATACAGATTATCTTCGATAGCTTCTTCAGTTAATGCAAATGCTAACGCAATGGTCTCATGTGAGTACCTTGCAGTAAAACCTTCAGACGCTTGGTCAAATGCCACGCTTTGTCCTTCTGATTTTACTTTTGCGTTACCGAAACCTACTATTAAGGTTTCTTCTTCAAATGCTCTATCTGATGCTTCTGTCTCAAATATTTCTGCATGTTGTTGTTCGTACCTGCTGTATTCCATGCCAAATAAGGCATTCAACCCAGGCTCTAGTTCTTTCGCTAATTGCGATCTTGAAATAGCCATAATTTATACTCCTTATTAAGCTAGACCTGCACCTTTTATGCCGCAGATATGATTTTGAATAACAACTAAAACGTTTGTATTTGCCGTAGCAACGTCTGAATTTTCAGGATCTCCTGAAATATCAATCGCTTTTAGCGGTAAATTTGTCGTTGTAGCACCTGTTGTGACATCTAACTCAGCTCCTGAAATACCTGTAACGGTACTACCTGAACTTGTGTAAACAATGTCAAAGTTTCCAAACAGATCAGCCACTGGGAAAGTGTCGTCTGCTTGTATTTCATAGACAACATTAGGATCGTCTATTACAAAAGCAATTATATCTGAAGCGTTAGTGCTTGCAGGATAATGATTGCTAAATACTTGTTCGCTTGTAGTCGGATCGGTGTAAGAACATCCATTGAATACTCCAACAATAGGAACTGTGCCACCGTCAGCGTGTACTTCAATACCGCCTCCAGTTACTTGCATTACCATATCTCCTTGAAAGATACTTGTTCCATAGTTTGCAGCTATTCTATAACGACTTTGTCCACCAGTATAAGGTGCACCACCCATCATTCTTACAGGCTTCATTCCAAATGCAGCATCTTGATTTGCCATTTTTGTTTTTCCTATAAAATAATTTTAATTTAAGAGTTCACAAAGCTATGCTTTGTTCCCTCCACCAAAAGTCACCCTTGATTTAATTTCTTTTGAAATCGGCATCGCAGGATTCTCTTCACGCATTAGGTCATTCTCAACAGCAGTCATTTGATTGTGGGTTTGTTGTTCAAAGAAACTATTTCTTTGATCTGCGATTTCTTTATCTATTTTGCACAGTATCAAACCACCAACTCCAATTACTCCTGCGTGACGACCGTCATCGACAGTAGGTAAATCATGAGAGCCTATTAATTCTTCTGGTTTAACGACCTCAAATCCTTCACGAAGTCTCTTTGAAACATTCGTTTTATCATCTTGGCCTAGTATAGATTCTCTAACCCAACGATAAGTCAAACCTTGAGACTCTGCTTGTCTAACTGCTTCTTCTGGTAATTCTAACGCTGAAGGCATTTTCCAAGCTTTCGGTCTAGTGTTTGTCTCTCTAGTATCAGAGTTTCTAGTAGCTCTGTTATTTTCAGTAGTATTATCTATTTCGCTCATGATTTTTGTAACCTCGCTTTTTGTATTGCGTAATCTTTAAATGACACTCCAAGTTTTTTAGCTAGTGCTTGTTCGCTCGGTGTCAACTCGATACGATTTTGTTTGCGTCCAGTCGATGTGTTGCGTGTGGCTGAAGCGACTGTTTGGACGGGTTTTTTGTTCGCTTCCACGTTAAACTTGTGAGGCAACTCTTGTCGCACTCGTTTATCTATCTCACTATAGTATGAGTCACTGTCTGTGTCAAAGCCTTCGTTCTCTAATTGTTTATGAACTGCAAAGGCTACACTGGTCGCAACATCGTCTGTTCCGAACCAAGTATTTCTTTGAGCCCACTCTCTAGCTTTTTCAGAGGGTTGATCATATTCTTCTTGAACAGGCTGTGGCTGTTGATATTGTTGCTGTTTAGCTTGTTCTAAGTAAGCTTGTTCTTGAGCTTCGTATTGTTTTTGTTGTTGTTGATACTGCTCATGTCTAGCTTTATCTGCTGTTGCCATGCTCAAAGCTTCAGTTGCAGTTGCTATAGCCTCTGCGTCTCCAGCCTCAGTGGCTTGTTTTAAAGCTTGTTTTGATAATGCTAGTTGAGATTCAACTCTATTTGAAAACTCATCACCGTAATTAGATTGAAAAGCTTTTTGAGATTGTCTTAATTGATCGTTCTGTTCTTTAAGTTCGTTAGCATATTGAACAGCCATGAGCTCTCTTCTTTGAAACTCTTTAGCTTGTGCTACAGCTTTGTTTATTCTGTTTTGGGCTAACGCTGCTCTTTTTTCTACATCTGATTGATCTTTTACTTTTTCTTCTACTTTAGGAGATGCCTCAAAGTCTTCTTGTATTTCATCTTCAGATACAGGTGCTACTTCTTGATTAACCTCTACCTCTACGGCAGTATCTTGTACTTCTTCCTCAACTCTTCTATTTTCAGGAAGTGCTGCCTTTTCTATTTTTTCTTCCGTTATCTCAACGTCTATGTTTTGTGCTTCTTCGCTCATTCTTTACTCCTATAAAGATTTAAT